ACAAAGTTTAACAGAAAACTTTAAAACAGATTTAGAAAAGATTGTTCTAGAACTTGCCGAAGAAGATATGAATAAGTTTGATAAATGTTTTGTAATCAAAGATGGTCAACACCCATTACTATTAAAGATGTATAGTAGAAAAGAAGTAAACATCGAAACGATTATCATGCTAGACGGCATTAATAAATTTTTATCATATTGGAACAAAGAACTTGCCGATGACTTCTTCTGGATAAAAGAACGGCAAAAGATACTAAAATATAAACCTTTTTTACATTTTGATGTTGACAAATGTAAGGACTTGTTCTATAGTAGAAAAAGATTGTACGATACTAACTTGTGTTAGTAGATATATAATCACACTACTTCATTTCGTGGAGTGTCTGCAGTTTTACCATTTGCGGTTAGTTCTAGCAGAGTGAGTGAGAAAACTAAAAGGTGCAAGGTCTTTTTGATGCTTTTTTGCCTCTACAAAATAAAAAGCATCAACTTTATATTATAAATAGTCTCATATTATGATTTTGTGGATACGACAATTTATACAACGCAACATACGAGGTAAATACAAATGAGTACATTCGAAAACTTAAAAAAGTCTAATGATAATCTTTCAAGACTTTTATCTGAAGTTGATAAAATCAACACTCCCAAAAACGATAGCAATAATTCATCGCAAGATGATAGATTTTGGAGACCTGAGTTAGATAAATCTGGTAACGGTTATGCCGTGATTAGATTTCTTCCTGAGTCCGAAGGCGAAGAGTTGCCTTGGGTAAGAATATGGAATCATGGATTTCAAGGTCCTACTGGTAAGTGGTATATTGAAAATTCTCTTACTACTTTAAATCAGAAAGATCCTGTATCTGAATATAATTCTGTATTATGGAACTCTGGTACTGAGGCAAATAAAGAGATTGCTAGAAAGCAAAAGCGAAGACTTTCTTATATCGCTAATATTCTAGTAGTGTCTGATCCTAAGCACCCAGAGAATGAAGGTCAAGTCAAACTGTATAAGTTTGGTAAAAAAATCTTTGATAAGATTATGGATAAAATGAAACCACAATTTGAAGATGAGCAACCTACGAATCCTTTTGATCCGTGGAAAGGTTGTAACTTTAAATTGAAAGTTAGAAAAGTAGAAGGATTTACGAACTATGATAAATCAGAGTTTGATAGTTCTACTGCAATCTTTGAAGATGATGGTAAGATTGAGACACTTTGGAAGTCTCAGTACAAACTAGCACCGTTCTTAGATGCATCTAATTTTAAATCTTATGATGAACTAAAAGCGAAACTTGACTTAGTGCTAAATGTCTCAGCAAGTGCAACACCAACTGCACCTATGCAAGAGAGTGAGAGAACTATCTCTACCGTGTCGAGTCCTTCCGTAGCACCTGCATCTGTAGGTGAACATTCAACAGTAGTTGAGGAAGAAGACGATGAGGCAATGTCGTACTTTTCTAAACTAGCAAACGAATAAAGGCAAATCTTCAACGACTAGTCGTGCCTTGAGGTGTGATTTAAATACTACCTCGAAGAAGTGGACAACCAAAGGAGATAGAAAACATTACTTAGGCGTCTGCTATGCGGCATAAGTATTTTCGGAGAGGGGTTTCATACCCCTCTTTTTTTACCTGATAGATAGTCTCTATTTTATAAATATCTATGTCAAAGAATAATAATAGGGACAACAATGAATTATACCAACGCAGTAATTACTTTTATTTTTGCGATGTTTTTGATGGGCGGCATTGCATTCGGCAATCCTGTAGTAACGGAATCAACTTCTAATTCTACAGTTAACACTACTGGTAAAACAGAGACTACAGTAAAGTCTCCACCACCAAGTGCTATATCACCATCAATCAATACATCTAATAGTGACCTCTGTACTGTTGGTTTTTCTGGCGCAGTTCAAACACAAGTATTAGGATTTTCAGGAGGGTCTGCAGTAAGAGACCTAAACTGTGAAAGACTAAAACTATCCAAAACACTTTATGATATGGGTATGAAGGTCGCCGCAGTATCAAATCTTTGTCAAGATGAAAGAGTTTTCAAAGCAATGGAAATGGCAGGAACACCTTGCCCATTTATGGGTAAGATAGGAGACGAAGCAAAACAACTTTGGGAAACTTATCCTGAACTAAGACCTGAAAGAATGAAAAAAGAAGAGCAAAGAAATGACACACTCAAAGGTGTTGGTATCGGTATTAGTTTTTCTACTCTCCTTGCTTTACTGCTCCTCTAGTAGTATTGCAAATCAAGATTTAATAGACACTACTGATCCTAACAATTATGTAGAACACAATATCTGTGATGACTGTTATGTTCAGGTCCCACTACCTTTTGCATTTCCTTTTTACGATAGAACATTTGAACATTCAGTAATGTTCTCTAACGGTGTTGTAGGTTTCTATGATACTGAGTTTGGTACAAGTAGATACAACGGAAGTATTGTCAATCGTTTTTGTTGTAATGGTTATGACTTAGGAGATACATACACAGGTACAATTCGAAGTGCATGGTCATATGCAATATTTCCTTTATGGACAGATTTAATAGATTACGGTAATGGTCGTTTTCTAACTCAAGGAACAGAGAACTATCAAAGATATGTTTGGGAAAACTTATCAGAATATGCAAGAAGAAATAATTTAAATACAGTAGGTGTAGAAATTAGACCTGATGGTTCTTTTAGTTTATATCAATGGGAGATAGACTTAGAATTACATTCATATACCATAGGTTCTACAGGTGACTTAACAGATGGTGTAATTCGTATACCTGGTTTAGATACTAGTGGCACACCACCATATGGTAATTCTGCTACAGATTATTATAATGCAAACATAATGGATTATAGTAATCAAGATACTGCTACACAAGAAGCAATCGTAAGAGCAATCGCAAATACAGGTGCTATGTGTTTAGTTGATCCTTTATGGGATACATCATGCACAGGTTACGCAACTGCATATGCAGAGTATATCTTTAACGCATCATGCGTAGCAGATGGTTTATATGACCCAGGTTGTCCTAACTATGATGATGCAATAGATGATTTCATAGAAACTCAATGTGCAACAAATCCTTTATACTCACCTACATGTTCAGGATATGCTGAGGCAATAGCAGATAGAGATAATCCTGATGCAGTTGACGATGATGGTGTTTTAACACCTGATGAAATTGCTGAAGATTTAATGGAAGAGTTTGAGAACTTAGATCCTTTAGATGACTTTATAGATGATGGTAGTTTTTCTATTTCAGATGTATTAGATACTGAAGATGATATAATTGTGTTTGCCATACCTGAAGATGATTTTCAATCAGACTTTTTAGTAGAAACTTTACCAGAGATGCCTGAGATAGATGAGATGCCTGAGATAATAGAATTACCAAACTTTGATATATTAGATGAACTACCTTCAATAGACGATACAATGATTATGGAACTTCCTGAAGAACTAGTTGAAGAGTTTAGTGAAATGTTAGAAACTATGCCAGAGTTAGAAACTGAAGTAATAGAAGAACCTGTAGTTGAAAATATAGAAGTCGAAACAGAAAGTACAGTTGAAGAACCAACTACCAGCGAAGAACCTATTGAAGAAACAACTGAAGAGATGCCTGAAGAAATGCCTGAAGAAGAAACGACTGAAGAAACAGTCGAGGAAGAAACAGTAGAAGAAGAACCAACTACCGAAGAGGAACCAACTGCTAATGAAGAACCTGTAGAAGAAACAGTCGAAGAAAGTGTTGAGACTGAGGTAGTTGAAAAAGAAGAAACTAAAGAAGAAAAGCAAAAGAAAAAAGAACAGTCTAAAAAGAAAAAGATGAAAGAAATCATTGCTAAAAAAGTCGCAGAATTAACAGTTAAACAAGCAGAGGCGGCAAGTTATGAAGAACAAGCAAACATACAAAATTACATTACTGCCTTACTTGCTTTCAATGCCGACTTCGGTAAGTATAGAATATTCTTAGCAGATGCGATAGGGTATCCTGCCGCAGACTTATACATACAACAACAAAATATTGCAACTAATCCTAGTGCTTTGAGAATAGGACTTGCAAATGAAATATTGCATAACAAGATGGTCGATATGCAATACGAGAACATGAAGGATTAATAAATATTAATATGACAAAAGATAGAGTGGATATAAGCGATGATACTGCAGTTAGTATGCCTGTTCGTAATATGCTCGCCATTATCGGAGCAGTTGCAATAGGTGTTTGGTCTTACTTTGGGATCAATGAGAGACTAAATCAAAACTCTACAAAGATTACTTTGATGGAGAATGATGTAGAAGAAAATACTGAATTTAGAATAAAATGGCCCAGGGGTGAGATGGGAAGTCTACCCGCCGATAGTGAGCAGTTTATGTTGATTGAGGATCTCTATGGAAGTGTAGAGAAGATAGAAAAAAACCTTGAGCAAAATATGACTAATAAAGTTAACATTGAGTTTTTACAAAAACAAGTCGAGAAAATTTTAGAAGATGTTGAAAATCTAAAAGATGCTAATAGAGAAATAGTTTATAAAAACGGAAGTTAGACGAGAGTAGAATGATAGAAACTGTAGTAGCATTGTGTTTATGGATAGCAGGTGAGATGCACGAACATAGAATACAACCTGCAATGTCTGAGTGCCTTAAAGGTAAAAGAGTGGCAGAAAGACAATTAAACGGTTCAGGTAATGTGCAGTATAAATGTATTAAAACTGAAGCAGAAATTGAGACAGATAAATTAGGTAATGTTCACATTAAAAAATTAATTACTGAGGAGTAAAATGGCAGAAATAGATGTAGCAGGAATTAAAATTAAAGGCGGTAAACTTTTAATTATATTACCAATCA